CCACGCCTTCGGCGCGGTGTTCGACAACCCCGGCCTGATCGCCACCGTGGCGGTGGGCGACGGCGAGGCGGAGACCGGCCCGCTGGCCACCTCCTGGCAGTGCAACAAGTTCATCAACGAATAATTCCCAAGTTGGCTGACAGAAATCCTCAACGAACCAAACTCTTCTGTTTGAGAACATCTTCCATGCTTCTTGAAGTGCTGCCCTCGATGCAGAGTAATTTGAATTGAATGCTTTTAAAATTACTTCTGCAGGTATTTCCAAAGATGCACCGATAAGTTTTGCAAGTGTCATCATAAACAAATCAAAACCTGAATTTGGGTGCTTTGGATCACCAAAAGAAATATTCTCTCCCGGAGCAAGTTGGTTAATCATACCCGGGCCCATTGTTAATTCATCTTCTTTTGGGTTATTGTTTTCGTTGTTTTCATCATCAGTCAAAACATTAGTTTCTTTTTCTGTCGTGATGAAAGCCGTGAAGAACGAATTAACAAGTGCTGCCATTAGTTCAGATTCGGTGTATCTTCTCATTTGTAATAATGGTTCGATAACCTGTGCTAAAAATGGAACACCTCTGTATTGTCCGCCACGTTCAATATCACAAACATGCAAAATATTCGGACTATTTGTTAATTCTCCGTAAGCAGGAATTCTTGTCCACTTTGTTTCTTGTGAATATAAAATAGTTTCTTTCGGATATTTATCACTAACATAATATGCAACTATTGAGCCGTTATTATCAACTTCAACTCCGTTAAATATTTCATTGCCATTATTTGCAATCCCGTCAGTAGTACATTTAAAATATTTACCTTCTTTTAATTTTGTTGGTGTTGAAATTAAATCGGCTTCGATAACATCAAGTCTTAATGATATAGGATTTTGTTTTGTTCTTTTTGCTCTTTTAACAAGTGCAAAACTGTCACCACTCATTAAAGCACCCATAAGAGCAACTTTTTGAAGTCCATAAAAGTTACTCATTCCTCTTATGTCGCAATTGGCTTTTTTCTTTGCCCATAAATCCCAATATCGGGTTACTTTTTTCCCCCACGCTTTTGCATCTTCAGAAGTCATTCCCAAAAATTCAAAATCAACTTGAGGGTTAGGGATTAAACCAACTCCGACAACATTTGTTGATGTTGTTTTTATTGCAGCAGTTCCTAAACCACCTGCCATATACAACATTCTTGAACGATTACGCAAATCATATAGATTATAATTTATATCAGAATTTGGAGAAGACGAGGTTGCGTTAAAACCTTTAAAGGATTTTTTAGTATGACTTGCTCCTGCTTCACCATAACCTGTCGTTCCACTATAACCTTCAATATATTTATTTTTTATTGTTTTTCTGTTTTTTTTCATTTTAATTGTCACCCGGAACAAATCTGTATGTTATCATCGGACTTTTGCCGTTTAATAATTTTTCCAATGCAGATATTTCTGCCTCAAGAGATTTAATCATATCTTGAACTGCTTTTAAGTCAGTGCTGTATCTTTGAACATTTCTTGAACCGATACCATAACTTTGAACACCACCTGTCAGCATTTCCAATTCTCTTGATTTATATGCTTCAAGTCGCACTTTCTTTTGTTCTATTTTTGTTCTTATTTCTGCTGTGTCCATTAACTTCACCATTCTTCTGTAAATGATCTTGTTGTTCGTAAACCACGTTTTACAGGTTTAACTTTTGTTTGTTTTATTTCGACAACTCCGTTATTCTGCATTGATACTTCACGGAGTCTGTTTTCTATTGCATCATAATTTGGTTTTAAAACCTTTTCTGCTGCTTTTGCGTAATTATGACAATCTAATGGTTCATTTCTTCTGTGTCCGGGTAATTTTTCCCAAACCCATTTAGCACCTTTCCACACTGGGTGTTCAGATAACAAACCATTAAAATATTTATCACTGCAACCTGCTTCAGGTCTTATAGGAAAGTGAACATAATTTGCACCGGGTGTTTGTGTTTTAAGGCTCGACATTATTTGTGCTTTACCTGCATCAACACCGATTATATACAAATAAGTTTCAACAACTCTGTTGCCGTAATCAACTTTAACCTTGCTCGGAAGATTAACATAAGGATAATCTCCACCTTTACCTTTTATTGCAAAGACATGTTTAACACGTCTTTTTAATGTTTCGGTATAAACATCTTTGGTATAGTGACCGCCACTATCAACAAATGATAGTGAAACCTTTAAGCCTTTGCCGTTTTTAAATTTGAATACTCTGTCAAAAATTCTATCATCTAATTGTTTCCAAGTTTCAGGATCGTTCGGTTTTCCGATTATTTGACCATATTCAATAACATATTCTTCGTTATATCTTGAATGTCCTAAAATTTCATACTCAAAACGATCATCTTGCGTATCAATTCCGGCTGTTAAACAAAGAACTCCGTCAGGTAATTCTGCTCCGTAATCTTCTCTGCGGTTCAAATATTCATCATCTGTTCCGATGTCTCCTCTGTCTTCCCATAATTCTCCAAGAATTGTATTAGTGAATGCTTGAAGTTTTATCGGATCGTTTTTTGCATGTAAAAATGCAAGACAGATATTTGACCAATTAGCAAAGCCGTTAGCAAAGCCTTTTATCCAATACGAAACAATTCCCTCTTTAAATGCTTCGGGATTTCTGTGAAACCATTTTTGAGGTTGTTTCTTCATTACTTTTTCAGAAGATATTGTTCCACAACTCGGACAAGCCCAACCTTTTAAATCAACTCTGTATGTCGGCTCTTTTTTATTTTCTGAAATAGTTTTTGTATATGTAAATCTTATGTCCTTAAATAAGATTTCGTGCCATTCTCCACATATAGGACATTTATGTAACCATAAAGCCTGTGTGCCTTCTTCATACGAAGAAACTATTGCACTATCACCTTTTACTGTCGGAGAAGATACTTCAACATTTTTGGCTTCTTTTCTGAAAGTTACTTGTCTTGCTTTAATAAGTTCCCAAGGATCACCTTCATTGCCAACATTCTTTTTGTGTCGGTCTCTTTCATCACCAAACGCAACTTTAACAGGTGTACTTGCTAAATCTCCTGCCGATTGCGTACCAACCATTATTAACATTCCGCCGGGGAATTCTTTTTCAAGAACTGTATTATTAACTTTGGCGGTACTTTTAAGTTTGCGTATCTTTCTTTTTAAGCATTTTGTGTTTTTTAATAGTGGAGTTATTCTTAATTTTGAAAACTTCTTAACTTGTCCTAATGTCGGTTCAACCAACATTATTACGCACGGATCATTATCAATTAAATATCCGATGCAGTTCAAAATCATTTCTGATTTACCTGCTTGTGAACAAGCAACCAATATTATTCTGTTTATTTTATGGTCAGAAAATGAGTCCATTGGCTCAACAAGATATGGAGTTCTCTCATTTCTCCACGGCCCTGCTTCTGCATTATCTGTTAAAATTCTGTTTTCTTTTGCCCATTGAGATACAGAAATCTGTCTCGGCGGATCAAACAATGCTAAACTTTGAGAAAGACATTTATTAAGTCTGATGATTGCTTCTTTATCATCACTAATATTCGTCTTCTTCATCTTCACCATTTACATCTCTTTTATTTCTTTCTTTTAATCTCTCTTTGTAGGCTTTTGGATCGTATTTATGATTTTTTAATTGTTCAAGAATAACAATTATTTCATCTTTTAAAATTTTATGGATTTCTCGGCTGTCTGATATGTCCGTCAGGTCTTCTGACAGTCTGCTTGGTAATGCTAAAAGCATTGCACGAATTGTCAGAACTAAATCATCAGTCATATATCTGACATCTTCTGACCTGTGCATATTACCTTCAATCTCTGCGAGTTGAAGTCTTGCTGTTTTTATTTTGATTTGTTTAAGTTCAACATCTGCATCAAGTTTTGAACCTTCTTTTTCAAGGTTTCCGAGTTTTGCAGACTTACCTTTTAATTGGTCTTGTAAACATTGAACATAGGCTTTTACACTTTTTTGAATATCGTAAGTAAAAGGTTTTTTATTTCCTATTGCTTCAAATATTTTTTCTTCTCTGTCTTCATCATTTTGAGAATAGGTTATTTGCTGAATTCTTCTCTCTGTTATATTAAAGAGCCCTGCCAAATCGGCAGAGCCCACATATTTATTTATTGTCGCTGTTAAATCAACTTGTGTCGTCATAATTTTTTATGATTACTTCTTTATATTCGGTTATTATTGCTTTTCTGCCGTTAATTCCGTTTCTTCTCGATACAGGGATAATATCGAAGTCTTTGTATAGTTTTCTGATTTTTTCGGAATCATCATAAGAAAGAATAAACTTTCCTTTAATGTTCGACAGAATTTCTTTTAATTCTTCATGTTTAAACTTTGCAGTTGAACAGGTTTTATATCCTGTTCCTTTTGAATATGGTGGATCGCAATAGAAAAACGAATACTCATTATCATATTTTGGTATAAGTTCATCAAAACTCAAATTTTCAATAAAAACTTTATCTAATCTTTTTGAAATTTCTCTTATTCTGATTAAAAGGTTTTCACAAGATTTTGCACCACTATCACCTTTTAAAGCAGTTCCGTAAGTTGAACCTTTACCACCGAACGAATGATGCAGCAGATAAATAAATTTTGCAGCATCTTGAATTTCAGTTCAACTCGTGGAATTAAGATATTCTGCAAATTGTTTTCTTGAATTTAAAGAAAATTCTAACTCTTTTATAAGTGCTTCCGGATGAAATTTTACTATTTTAAAAAGGTTTGTTAATCTGTTGTCTAAATCGTTATAAACTTCGAGTTTTGCATGTTTGTCTTTTCCGAATAATACCCACGCACCACCACCGAATGGCTCAATGTATGATTTTATTTTGTCATAAGGTATTAACTCAATAATTGTTTTTCTTAATAATCTTTTTCCGCCAACCCAAGTTATAAGGTGGTCTGCAATATTTTTATTACCCATTTGTTAAAATCCTCCGTTTATCTGTTCAAAATTGGCACACCTTACGATACGATATATATCGCAGGTGTTCATTGGAGGTTTCAATGAGTAATGAATTAAATAATGGCAGTTATTTAGTTCATCAAGGCTTTTTTCAAAAGTCTTGCCTGTATTTTTTAAAGAAAGAGGCAAGGTTTTTAATCTCACCTCAAACAAAACTCTTATTAGTACTTTTTAATATTTTTACTTCCGGTTTGAAAGTGTCTCTTTCAACATCATGAAAATCTAATATTTTAAAA